CCCTGGGCGATCCCCCGCCGATCCCTGGGCGATCCCTGGGCGATCCCTGGGCGATCCCTGGGCGATCCCCCGCCGATCCCTGGGCGATCCCAGGACCGCGAGCCCTGGCACGCCTGGCAAGATCCCTGGGCCGGTGGCCGCGCGCCCTGGCGCCTGGTCCCTGGTCCGCGCGCTGGGGCCCCTGGGCCAATCGAGGCTGATCGCAATTAATTGTCCGGATTTCACGTACAAACGCGCCCGGGACCCCTTTTACTCGGGTCGCGTGCTTGGGCATGTTTTTCACGAACAATGATGAGAAAAAACAATTTGAAAAGTCGCGAAAAAATTGCAAAAATCCATATACGTTTAATCGCATAAAATTGCATATAAAAATCACACAGGGGCCCCAAGACGTGACTAGTAAATTTAAAAAAATTCAATTGAGCATAAATGCCGTGGAAGACGACATGTATTTGAAGGCAGATGGTTTTGATGACGCTATAATTGGAACGGCTTACGGAACGACGGTAAGTGACGACGAGGGCCCTGTTCTGGTCTACGATATACAGAAATGCATTGATATCCTGATGGATGGGGCGATAGACATGACACGCGAGGAGGCAATAGAGTATTTTGACTTTAATGTCTTGGGCGCGTTCATGGGCCCGCAGACCCCGATCTTTATGAATTCTGGCGACGCCGATCTAGTAAAGGCTTTGATTGCTGATGACTGACCCTTTAGACAGCCCGGATGAAATTGCGGACCGTCAGCTAAAGCTCCAGTTGCGTTTGGCGCAGTTGGAGCGCGTTGAGGCGTGTCAACAGGACTTCCTGACCTTTGTCCGCGCGATGTGGCCCGAGTTCATTGCGGGTAAGCATCATCGTTTGATTGCTGAAAAACTAGAGGCCGTGGCCAACGGCAAACTAAAGCGTCTGATCGTCAACATGCCTCCGCGTCATACCAAGAGTGAATTCGCTAGTTTCCTGTTTCCTGCTTGGATGGTGGGGCGCAACCCTGCGATGAAGGTCATCCAGGCCACGCACACCACGGAACTTGCGGTAGGTTTCGGTAGAAAAGTAAAAAATCTGATTGAGCGAGAAGACTATGAAGAGATTTTTCCTGAATCGGGTTTGGCCGCCGATTCGAAAGCTAGTGGAAGGTGGGATACTGCTCGCGGCGGTATGTATTATGCTGTCGGTGTTGGCAGTAATCTCGCTGGTCGTGGTGCTGATTTATGTATTATCGACGATCCCCATTCTGAACAGACTGCTATGTCGAATACAGGCTTTGATGATGCCTGGGATTGGTACACAGGGGGCCCCCGTCAGAGGCTCCAGCCGGGTGGAGCGATAGTTTTGGTGATGACTCGTTGGTCTGAGAAGGACTTGACGGGTCAATTGGTGCGTCAGATGGCTCGTGATCCGTTAGCGGATCAGTGGGAGATAGTAGAATTCCCTATGGAGCTGCCTTCCGGGGCCCCTGTATGGCCGGAATATTGGTCTTTAGACGATTTGCAGGCGGTAAAAGCGTCTATTCCGCCAAATAAGTGGAACGCGCAGTACCAGCAGCAGCCCACGGGCGACACGAATGCGATCATGAAGCGTGAGTGGTGGAATTTTTGGGAAAAACCGTCAATACCTAAGCTTGAATACGTTATTCAGAGCTATGACACGGCGTTTTCTAAGCGAGAGACGGCTGACTACAGTGCGATCACGACGTGGGGTGTGTTTCACCCGGACGAGGGCACGCAGCCCAATTTGATTTTGTTAGATTTGCAGAAGGGTCGGTGGGATTTTCCTGAACTGAAGGCGATTGCGTTTGACCAGTACAAATATTGGGACCCTGAGACGGTAATCATTGAGGCGAAGGCTTCTGGTATGCCGTTAACGCACGAACTTCGGAATATGGGCATCCCTGTGGTAAACTTTACGCCGTCTCGTGGCAATGATAAGGTCACGAGAGTCCACTCTATTGCGCCTCTTTTGGAAGCAGGCATGATTTGGGTGCCGGATGAGCAATGGGCTCATGAGTTGATAGAAGAGTGTGCTGCGTTCCCTAACGGGGAGCATGACGACTTGGTAGACAGTACCACTCAAGCGTTAATGCGTTATCGTCAGGGTAACTTTGTACAGTTGCCTACCGACGATTGGGGTTCCGAAGAGCCTGCCAGGGTGCGGGCTGCGTATTATGGGTGAGGGTAGCGGTCGATGACCAGAGACGAAATAGCGCGGGCACTACAGTTAGAGCTTGCGGAATACGAAAACCAGTCGGATATTAACACGGCTAGGATTAGGGCGGATCAGTGGGCGCAGGACAATGGGGTTGCGTTAAACGACCCTAATTATCTTCAGGCGTTCAACCAGGTCCGTGGCCAACTGTCCATTGGTGGATCGGGCACCGGGACGGCTACCGCCACGGGTGGAGACGGTATTGTTAGCTTGTCTCCTATTCGCTCTGCGGAAGGTGTAGATTTTCAAGATTTACCTCTTGCTCCTGCGGAGCCTCGCCAGCCGGGTGAGGCCATGTTTGGTGCGGAGGAATTGGCGTCTCGTCTGCCTTACGACCCACAATCGATTACGCAAACGCCCGCGTATAACGTCGCGGGGCCCGCTGCCCTTACGTTCTACGACAGAATTCTTAATCGCCCGGTGCCGGTGGTATCCAAGGGTGTTTTGCCCAGTGGTGAGCCGACGACTGGTATCACTATGGGGCGTGCGGATTTACAGCCTTCTGGAGAGATGGACATCACAGCGGTGTTTCCGTCCACCGGAGCTAACATAATGGGCAGTGGCCTGGGTGGCACGACGGTAGGTTTGTCTGCCGAGCAAGCGGCTGCGGCGGGTCTGCCTCCGGGTAGCGCGACGGGTACTATCTTGACCACTACGGGTGATCAGTTTGTAACGCCTGGCGGCACGCGGACCTCGGACCAGGTGATAGGCACTACGGGAGCCACGCCTACTACGACAAGCACTTTCACCACGGATACCACGGGGAACGTGGTTGGTTCTGCGTTAGTGGGGACCACGCCTCCTCCTGTTACCCAGCCTCCCCCGCCACGGGGGTCAAAACGGGAAGAAACCATACAAGAAATTTATCGCACATCTCCTACTAAAGACATAGCCGCGCAGCGTATAGGTGACTACGCTGTTTCTGTTGGCGGAATGACGGCTGAAGACATAGCTTCGGCGGTAAACCCGGTTATAGGTGAGCAGCCCGGTTTTGGTATAACTACTCCTGTTAGCGCTCAAGAAGTCTCTAGCGCGGTAAGCGATTTTGGTTATGGCACGGGGCCCACTGGCACTCAGTATATAACGCAGCAGCCGTTGGCCAGCCCGGGGCCCACGGGCACCGTTAGTCTAGCCGACCAACAGGCGGAGATGCTTAGATTATTTAGCCCCGAAGCGGCGCTAGGTACGGACGACTATACGCAAAAGGAAAAAGCCTTTAGGGCCTTGGACTATGCGAGCAGGCAGGGTATGTCTCTGTCTGACGCGGCAGCGTCTTATGGTCTTAACGAAAACCAGGCTCGTCAGACCGCTCAAGAGTTAGGCATCAATCTTTCTACTTTTGGTTTTAACATGGGCGGTGAGGCGAGCAAAGGTCCGTCGGCCGTGGACCGTAACCTGATGAACAGGGCCGGTATTATGGGCGCTGTAGACGACGGTTTAAGTAAGACTCTTCTTAATAATATTAATATGGTCATGGGGCGAAGTTAATTATGGCAAATGGTGATCGCCCGGTAGTTTCTTTGATGGATCGTATGAATGACGATCCTGATTTGCCTTTGATGCAGGACGATGTAGATCTTGCTTCGCCTAACGGTCTGAGCGGGCTTGATACGGAAGGTATTGAGATAGAGATAGACGAAGAGGGAGGGGCGATTGTTGATTTTGATCCGACCGCGGACCTCGGCTCAGACGAGGGTGACTTTTACCGGAACCTAGCTGAAGACATGGATACGGGCGATTTAGGCGCTTTGTCCAGCGACCTGATGGAGCAGTATGACGCCAACGATGCTTCTCGCAAAGATTGGCAAGACACTTACTCTAAAGGTTTAGAGTTGTTGGGTTTGACATACGAAGAGCGTTCACAGCCTTTCCGTGGTGCTACTGGTGTGACGCATCCTTTGCTTGCGGAGGCGGCCGTTCAGTTTCAGGCCCAGGCGTTCAATGAGTTGTTGCCACCTAGCGGTCCGGTTAGGACACAAGTGGTGGGGGCCCCGACCAAGGAGAAGGAAGGCCAGGCCCGGCGTGTAAAAGAGTTCATGAACTATTACATCACGAATGTGATGGAAGAATACACGCCAGAATTTGATCAGATGTTATTTTATTTACCGCTGGCAGGTTCAACGTTCAAGAAGGTTTACTACGATGAAACGTTAGGCCGTGCGGTAAGTACGTTTGTGCCTGCGGAGAATTTGGTAGTTCCGTATGAAACAAGTAGTTTATCGACGGCTCCGGTTATTACGCACGTAGTTCCGATGACCGCGAACGATTTGCGTAAGAAGCAGGTTGCGGGGTTCTATTTGGACGTTCCGGTGTCCCCGGCCCAAGAATCCTTGGATAACGTCACTGAGCAGATCAACAAGATACAGGGTGTACACCCGTCGTATGTTGATTATGACTGCACTTTGTTGGAATTCCACGTTGATTTGGACTTACCTGGGTTTGAGGATAAGGACGAAGAAGGCGAAGAAACTGGCATAAAACTGCCGTATATCGTCACCCTTAGTGAGGATAACGGTCAGGTTTTGTCTGTCAGGCGCAATTATGCGGATGATGACGACGCTAACACGAAGATTCAGTATTTCGTGCATTACAAGTTCCTTCCGGGCTTGGGCTTTTATGGTCTGGGCCTAATTCACACGATTGGCGGGCTCTCTCGCACGGCAACGGCTGCATTGCGTCAATTGATTGATGCGGGCACCTTGTCCAACCTTCCAGCGGGTTTTAAGGCTCGTGGGCTGCGTATACAGGAAGACAGCGAACCTTTGCAGCCTGGTGAATTTAGAGATGTCGACGCTCCGGGGGGCGCTATTCGGGACAGCTTGATGCCTTTGCCTTTCAAGGGCCCCGACACAACGCTTATGCAGCTTCTAGGTTTTGTAGTGGATGCTGGGCGTCGGTTTGCCACGATTACGGACATGAAGGTGGGTGAGGGCAACCAGAACGCGGCCGTCGGCACAACTGTGGCTATGTTGGAGCAAGGCACTCGTGTGATGAGCGCGGTGCATAAGCGCCTCCACTATGCGATGAAGAACGAGTTCAAGTTGCTGGCTCGTGTGATTCACGACTTCTTGCCACAGGAATACCCGTATTCTGTTAGCGGTGGCGAGCAGGGTGTAATGGCGCAGGATTTCGATGACCGCGTTGACGTGGTTCCCGTGTCCAACCCTAATATATTTTCTCAAGCGCAGCGGATTGCTCTGGCGCAGTCGCAATTACAGCTTGCAATGCAGGCTCCGCAACTGCACAACACGCACGAGGCGTTTCGTAGGATGTATGATGCGTTAGGCGTAACGGACGTCGACACTATTTTGAAAGCGCCAGCCACCCAAGAGCCGCAGCCGAAAGACCCGGCTCAAGAGCATATTGATGCGTTGGATAACGTGCAAATGCTGGCGTTCGAGGGTCAGGACCATGACGCGCACATGCTGGCTCACTTGACGTTTATGGCGTCGGGTGTCGTTCAGGGCTCACCTGCCATGGCAATGGCTTTGCAGAAGCACGTTCTGGAACATGTACGCCTGAAGGCTAGAGAGCAGGCAACGGCTCAGATTCTTCAGCAGAGTGGTGGTCAAGAACTTACTGAAGATCAGATGTTGCAGGTAGAACAACTTGTTGCACAGTTAGTCGCTCAAGATATGCAGGCGGTGCGTCAACAAAGCCAGCAGATCATGGGTGGCGGAGAAGGAGGTGATCCATTAGTCGCGTTGAAGCAGGAAGAGCTAAATATCAAGGCGCAGGCTACACAAGCCGATATTTCAGAAGGGCAGCGCAAGCTTGACCTTCAGCAAGCTACGCTTCAAGAAAGAGCAAGACAGTTTGATCAGCGTCTGGCGAGCCAGGAAGAGGCCACCGACAAGAAGATACAAGCATCAACGGAGCGTGAAATTATGCGCTTAAATCAGAGGAACAACCAAGGGGGCTAGAAATGGCTGCTGTTAAGATTATGGGTGGACCTATCCAAGAGCCACCAAAACCCACCACCTATGCGGATATTAAAGATCAGGGTCGTATTCCTTACGCTACTATGAAGGAAGAAAAGACGCCAAACACCGCCAAAGCCAAGATTACCAAAGGCAAGCGCCGTGGTATGGGTGCTGCGTTGCGTGGTGCTGAGTTTACCAACGCATAGGAGGTCATATGCCTTTAATGCGCGGGTCTAGTCAAAAGACCATTAGTTCAAACATAAGCAAGCTTAAAGACGAGGGGTACCCTCAGAAACAAGCGGTGGCTATTGCTTTAGATAAAGCCAAGCCTAAAAAAATGAATAAAGGTGGCGTTGCTTTAAAAGGCTACAGCCCAATTCTTCTTAAACCGCAACGTTTTCAAGGAATCTTTTAATGAGATATGCAATATTGTCTATAGCGATATTACTGAGCAGTTGCACCTCGGTTCAGCAAGTCATTGATAATAAAGAAATTTATTGTTCTCAGTTTTATAAGGGCGTTCGAGCAGTCGGTCGGGGAGCATTATCTGCGACAACAGGTGTAGTTGTCCCAGATGTATGCGATACTATCGATGAGATTGTAGCTGAGGAAAACGCCGACGGCGTGGACAAAAGCGATAGCTGACCTCAAGTTACTTATACAACTGGTGCTGTTGTTTAAATGAAGCTAGGCGGATTACTTAAATCTTTAGCTCCCACCATTGCACAGGCGGCTGGCGGTCCAATGGCCGGTATGGCCGTCAAAATGGCGGCTAAGAAGATCGGCCTTCCGGATACAGCTACCGCTAACGAGATCGAAGACCTTATTGAGCGTGAGCCCGATAAGGCACCCCTCTTAAAACAAGCCGACAAAGACTTTGAACAAAGCATCCGTGCTATGGAGATTGACCTGGAGTCTTTTAAAACCGAAGTTGGGGATAGAAAAGACGCTCGTGAAAAGTTTTCTACGGATTGGACGCCAAAGATATTTAGCATTTTGGCATTAGCTTTGTATGGCACTTACGTCCTGGCGGTAACCATAATGCCGCACGATCAGAATGACGAAACCATCATATCTCTAGTTTTAGGCCAGTTGTCGGGCATTTTGGGCACCGCAGCGGCATTTTTTTACGGCGGTTCAAGCAACAAAAAATAATGGAAAAGCTAATAGAAATGCTCAAGCGCCACGAGGGGGAGGTTAAGACCAACGGTCGTCACGTTGCGTATAAATGCCCGGCTGGTTACTGGACCCTTGGAGTAGGGCGAAACATTGACCCTGAAAACGGCATTGGTTTGTCTGAAGAAGAGGTCAATTTCCTGTTACAGAACGATTTAGATCGTTGTGAAGCAGAGCTTAATGCGGAATATGTCTGGTTTAGAACCTTGGAAGGGGCTCGTAGAGACGCTATTTTGGACATTTTCTTTAACCTTGGGGCAACTCGTTTCCGAGGGTTCCAGAACGCCATAGCGGCTATGGATGAGCAGGATTACGACAAGGCCGCCGTGGAGTTCATGGATTCTAGGTGGGCCAAGCAGGTGGGTGGTCGAGCTTTAGAGCTTACTGACATGGTTAAAGCGGGTAGCTATGTTTGAGTACGCTGCTACCGTGGTCAAAATTGTAGATGGAGACACCGTTGATGTTCTGGTGGACCTTGGCTTTGATACTTTTGTGGGCGGTAAGCGTGGGCGTATTCGTCTGTATGGAATTGATGCACCCGAATCTAGAACCAGAGATAAAGATGAAAAAAGATACGGACTGATGGCTAAAGAGTTCGTAAAAGATTTTATGCCCGTTGGCACGGTAGTCACGCTTAGAACTTATAAAGACAAAGGCGGTAAATACGGTCGATATATGGGCGACTTTAAACGTCACGACAAGTGGCTTTGCGAAGAGTTAGTTAAAAACTATATGGCCGTTCCATACTTTGGCCAAAGCAAAGAATTAATACGAGAGGCACACCTAGCCAACAGACTGCATCTGGTATAAGATTCGCTACGACTTTATGGGACGGAGACATTATGGATGATTTAGTCGTAGTGCAGTTTGTTCAGAAAAAGATCAAAGAACGTAAATCTTTGGTTTTAGATATTTTAGAAAACAACGGCGTCACTTCTCTTGAGGCTTATAAACAACTGATGGGGGAGCTAGACGCTTTAAACTACATTCAACAGGAACTCTCGGGCCTGCTAGAACAACAGGAGCGTATGCATGATTGAAGTGCCGGGTTACTTGGCGGATCAGCTAGATAAAGAAGCTGAGGAAGCCAAAAAGAAAGAAGAAGACGTTTCACGTGAAACCACGGATAAAGAAGGCGTTGACAAGATGTACGTCGACCCTAAAGACCGTGTTTTAGACCCTTCTAAAGCTGATTCCTCCCTTATAGATCGTATGCCAACCCCTACTGGATGGAGGATGTTAATTCTTCCTTACAGGGGTAAAGCGCAAACAGAGGGCGGAATTTATATTCCTGATCAAGTTTTGGACGACGGACAGATACAGACCGTTGTCGGATACGTGTTGAAGCAAGGTCCTCTTGCATATAAAGACACGTCAAAGTTCCCAGATGGGGCGTGGTGCCAAGAAAAGGATTGGGTAATTTTTGCTCGATACGCTGGTTCTAGGTTCCGTATAGATGGCGGAGAAGTCCGTATTCTTAACGATGATGAGATTTTGGCAACTATTTCTGATCCAGAAGACATTATTAGTTTTTAAGGGGTAAACATGGCAGAAGAAAAGAAGGAAAAAGCTTACGAGCCGGATGATGGCACCGTTGATATAGACGTTGGCAGTAACGAAGAGGAGCAAGAGGTCGAAGTATCGGTTTCTGGTGTGTCTTCAGAGGAGCCGGAGGAAAGTGAAGGAAGTGAAGACGGTGATGAACATCAGCAATACACCGCTGGTGTCCAAAAACGCATAGATCGTTTGACTAAAAAGATGCGTGAAGCCGAAAGGCAACGCGAAGAGGCTTTAAGTTACGCTAAATCAGTTCAAACCGAGTCAGATGTCTTAAAACAGCGTGTAGATTCCTTGGATAAGGGCTATATGACGGAATATGGCTCTCGTTTGACTATCGAAGAACAGCAGGTTGAAAACGAGCTTAGGGTCGCGATAGATCGTGCGGACACCGAGGCTACTGTCGCGGCGCAGCGTAAGTTAAGTCAATTAGCGGTAGCTAAAGACCGTTACGAAACGGCTAAACAACAGCAGGAGCGCCAGGCACAACAGCAGGCCGCATACCAGCAGCAGGCTCCGCAACAGCCACAACAAGCGCCACAACCTCAACGCCCCGATCCAAAAGCAGAGGATTGGGCATCTAAAAACGACTGGTTTGGTTCTGACGAAGCCATGACTTTTGCGGCATTTGGCCTTCACAAAAGACTTGTCGAAGATGAAGGGTTTGACCCTAAGAGCGATGAGTATTATAGTGAGCTGGATGATCGTATACGGACTGAGTTTCCGCATAAATTCTCAGGAAGTCCCAGCAAACGTCCCGTCCAGAACGTTGCGGGCAACTCCCGTTCAACGGCGAGTGCTAAATCAGGACGCAATACCAGGAAAAAACTCACGCCCAGCCAGGTTGCTATAGCTAAAAAATTGGGTGTGCCGCTAGAAGAATACGCGAAATATGTCAAATAGGAGATGACTATGGCCACGAAAAAGAAAGTAGGTTTTGAGGGCGTAGATCGATCTTCTCGCGCTAATGACACTAGGGAGAAGGAGCAACGGCGTAAGCCTTGGGCTCCCCCGTCCATGCTCGAAGCACCGCCTGCACCCGAAGGGTACAAGCACCGGTGGATTAGGGCAGAAGTTCGCGGTTTTGATGACCGTAAGAACATTTCTGCTCGTTTGAGAGAAGGGTATGAGCTTGTGAGAGCAGACGAATACCCGGATTTTGAGGCTCCGGTGGTTGAATCAGGTAAATTTGAAGGTGTGTTTGGAGTTGGTGGATTGGTTCTCGCTCGTATACCGTTAGAAACGGTGCAGGAAAGAAGTCAATACTTTAAAGGAAAGAGTAAAGACCTTTTAAATGCCGTTGATCACGATATGATGCGAGAAAATGCTCATGAAAGCATGGCGATCAATAAACCTGATCGTCAATCTCGTGTAACTTTTGGTGGCCCACGAAAAGAGTAGGTCACCCCAATAAGGAGATGTTCCTATGGCAAATCAAGAAACTGCCTACGGTATGCGTCCTGTTGGGATAGTTGGTGCAGGTGTAAACTCTACCGGTGTAACCGAGTATGAGATTGCCTCCAACAACACAAATGTCATTTATCAATACGAAATCGTTGTTCCTTTGGCAGCGGGCGTAATTGATCAAGCTGGTGACACCGCTGGTGGCACCACGCAGGCACTTGGAGTCCTAACGGGAGTTCAGTACCACGATTCGGTTCAAAAGAAGCCGGTTTGGTTGAACTATTGGCCTGGTAGCGGAAGCGTTAGTGTGGATACAAACTATCCTGTTAAAGCTTTTGTTGCAGACAATCCAAATCAGATTTTTCAGGTTGCAAGCGACGCTAGTCTCACTAACCGTGCGACTGCTTTGGCTACAGTCTTTTCAAATACTGACTTGGGCACGTCAGCTCAGTCTGGTAGCACTGACACTGGTCGTTCCAGTGCGGCTGCCAGCGTGGCTAACGTTGCTGTGACTGCGACATTACCGCTGCGTATTGTTGGGATTGCGGACGATGAAGCAAACAGTGACTATACCGCTGCTGGTATACCTCTGTTGGTTCGTCTGAACGCGCATTTTAACGCTGGAACCCGCCGGTTTGATTCTCAAACCACCGCGGATTCTACCGGCATTTAAGGGGGTTTAACCAATGGCTATTTCTCGCGCACAACTTGCGAAAGAGCTAGAACCCGGCCTAAATGCCTTGTTCGGGCTCGAATACGACCGATACGACAACGAGCATGCTGAGATTTTCGAAACCGAAAGCTCAGATCGTGCATTCGAAGAAGAAGTGATGCTGTCTGGTTTTGGCACTGCGCCAGTTAAATCAGAAGGCGGATCAATCTCGTTTGACGACGCGCAGGAAACTTACACTGCTCGTTACACTCACGAGACCATTGCTCTGGCTTTCAGCATTACTGAAGAAGCTGTGGAAGACAATCTGTATGATAGGCTGGCTGCTCGATATACCCGTGCCCTGGCACGGTCTATGTCTCAGACCAAGCAAATCAAGGCTGCTTCTGTACTGAACAACGCTTTTGACACTGCTTACCCTGTAGGCGATGGCGCTGCGCTTTGTTCATCAGCTCACCCTTCTTTGAGCGGAAACCAGCGTAACGAGCTTTCTGTGGCAGCGGACCTCAATGAGACTTCGCTTGAGCAGATGCTGATCGATATTGCTGGTTTGACTGACGAACGTGGTCTGAAGATCGCTGTACGTGGCATGAAGTTGATTATTCCTAAAGAACTGCAATTTATTGCAGAGCGAGTAATCAACTCTAATCTGCGTTCCGGCACTGCGGACAACGATCTGAACGCCATGAAGTCTATGGGAATGCTCCCTGACGGTGCGGTGGTTAATCACTTCCTCACCGATACAGATGCCTTCTTCATCAAGACAGACGCTCCTAACGGCTTCAAGCTGTTTGAGCGTACTGCCATCAAGACTGGCATGGAAGGTGACTTTGATACTGGAAACATGCGCTTCAAGGCCCGTGAGCGATACAGCTTCGGCGTCTCTGATTGGAGAGCGGTTTTCGGAACCGATGGCGCTTAATCACCTAAATGGTGTGAGAAAAGGGGCGGCTTGTGCTGCCCCTTTTTTTATCGTATTGTATTTAGGTCCCTGACAATCACATCCCGTGATTGACACTAGCCACGACAGGAGAACCACATGGCTAATACTACTTTTTCTGGCCCTATTAAGGCCGGTACTATCCGCAATACAACTGGAAGCACGGTTGGCACAGATGTTGCCAACACTGGTTTTGTGACTATGGCGCAAGCGGCGGTTATCGCAGCTACAGGTGCTGACGGTCAGACCACTACGGTTGCTACTATCCCGGCTAATTCTAAGATCATTGCAGTGGTTCTGAACGTTACTACGGCTAACGACGATGGCACCGCTTCAACAGTTCAAGTCGGTACTTCAGGCGATCCCAATGCTTTCTTGGGTGCAACTAGCGTACAGGCGGCGGGGGTTACTTTTAGTGACGCTATGACGTCTGTTTCTACGGATGTTGGCACTACAGATATCCAAGTTATCTCTACTTTCTCTGCCACCGACGAAGATGGTACAGCGGGTGTTGCGGATGTAACTGTGATGTACATCCAAAATGCTAACCTTGCGTAAGAGGTGACTCATGGCCGGATCAGATGTCAAAAGTAAACGGCTGACCGCCGTCGGCTCTGCCGGGGTTGGTCCTGCGCGTATACGTCAAATACAGGTCTTGACTGACGATGTTGGAGCAGGTCGTCTCACCGTTACCGATGGTAATGGTGGGGCCACGGTTCTGGACATTGATTTCAAGCAGGATGACTCGCACTCAATAAACATACCTGATGAGGGTATCCGCGTGTCTGATATTTATGTTTCGGTGGAAACTAATATCACGGCAATGACGGTGTTTTATAGCTAGGTAACTTAAATGGCTCGTGAAGTTTCTTCGATAACCAGAGTAGGCACTTCTGAGCCTTTTGAGCTTCAAGTCGCTAGGGGTCAAATTGCCTATCATCATGATCTGCATAAGTTTGGTTTTAACTCGGACGTAGATGATTCTTTAGAAACTGTCTGGACGGAAGGTGGCTTATACGCTTATTTAGCTGCCGCTACGGTACTAAAGGTTTCCAGCTCTAGCACAGCCGACGATTCGGCAGGAACCGGAGCCAGAACAGTCCAACTGTTTGGCCTGGATGCGAATTACGATGAGATAAATGAGACGGTAACTTTAGACGGTCAAACGGCTGTCAACACCACCAAATCATATCTTCGAATTAATCGCATGATTGTTCGTAGTGCCGGTTCTGGGGCCACTAACGCCGGGGTTATCTACGCAGGCACAGGAACGGTCACAACGGGCGTTCCCGCTAATAAGTATGCCACTATAGCTGTTGGAGACGGTCAGACTCTGATGGCTTTGTGGACGGTTCCAGCGGGCTACACTCTGTATGTTGCACAGACGGATGTCACTGTGGCTACAACGCAGAACAACAAGTATGCCACGGTTTCGTTGGTTGCTCGTCCTCTAGGTGAGGTCTTTCAGGTTAAGGACAGGTTTGTCAAAGCAGAAAGTCAGACAACAATAACTTACTCTTTTCCTTTGAGATTTGAAGAAAAGACAGACATTGAGTATCGATGCATAGGTGACTCAGCAGGTGCGGATATAGCCATTTCTGCTGCAATCGACGGTGTTTATATTAAGAATGGGGGTGACCTTGCCTAATGGCTACAACTAAAAACGTAACACGGTCTCCGTCGGGTCGATTGTCGTATCGAGGTGAAACGTTTTCTGGGTACAACAAGCCAAAACGAACTCCTGGGAAAAACAAAAAATTTGCGGTTTTAGCCAAAAAAGGTAGCGAAGTTAAGGTTGTTAGGTTTGGTGACCCGAATATGACAATTAAAAAGAACATCCCGGGACGTCGGGCAAATTTTAGGGCTCGTCACAATTGTGATACGGCTAAAGATAAGTTTTCAGCACGTTACTGGAGTTGTACGAAGTGGTAGATATTGACGTACATGATATAGATAAGCGTTTGAGCAACGTTGAAGTAACGTTAAACCGCTTAGAAAACAATCATTTATCCCATATTGAGAGCAAAATTGACAAGCTGGATAACCGTTTGTGGATGTTGATTATGGTTGTGACGGTTGAGTTAATTGGAATAGTCGGGATTTTGCTGAAATGAGTCGCGTAAGAACCGGAACAGTCGTGCCTGCGTCTAAGTGCGGCGTCATTACGATGGCTAAAGGCGGAGAAGCAAAAAAGAAAAAAGGCAATAAGATATGCCCAGAAGGCATTGCTTGGGCAAAACGCACCTTTGATACTTATCCCAGTGCTTACGCCAATTTAGCGGCCTCTAAATACTGTAAAGACCCTAATTACGCAAAGAAGTCGAAGAGAAAGAAGCGTGGGTGATTTAAAGAAATGGGTTGACCAGGACTGGGTCAGGATAGACAGCTCTGGGA